TATAATAATCTTGGTTTATTGTTTTCTGCTAATATAGGCATGCCGTAAAAAACACAAGCCATAAGCACATCTTCAAAAAACATTTCAGCTGTTTGAGGTCTGGCGACATACTCTAAAAAAAACGTGTTAGGAGGCGCGTCCTCCATGCTGAATTTTGTTAAGCCATGCAGCGCGCCCTTGGAGCCTTGGCCATCTGTTGTGCCTGATATGTCGTAGCTATCACAACCGAACGCGCCCATGTGTTCATTACCTGGGTGTCTCGCCCCGTTTTTTATAATTTGCCTGTTTTGCAGTTCGCCATTAGGAACCCAGGATATTTTAAATCTACCGCTTTGGTTAGGAGTAAATAATACGCCTGTATCTTTTATGCCATTTGCCCAACTAAAACTTCCCGTTGTAACTACAGCGCTATTTTTTAAATCTTCGTTGTAATCTATTTGTTCGTATATTTTTGTTAAATTAAATATACTGTTTTTAGTTTCATCTCTAAAAGCGTGTTCTTCAGTTCTTGGGAATTGTCTGTAATACTCGTTTAATGCGTCTTGATCGCTCTTTAAGCCGTCGGCTTCATTTTGCCAGTGCTCAATAACCCCCACATCTATTAGGTCCCCGTATACGTCTTGCGCTGGTTCTTTTGGTGTTTCAAACACAGGTAAGCCATAAGAATCAATGAATCCTTCGTAGTTCCATTCCATAGGTATGAACAAACTATATAATCCCGAGCGAGTCTGTCCATTCCTGTTTCGCTTTGAAACGTCAGAGGCATAGTATAATTTTTTAAAGTTTTCTCCACCTTTATCTAATGAGTTGCTAGTAGAGCCCATCATACATTTTCCTATAATTCTGCTACCTAATCTTAATGTTGTTTTTGTAACTCTCCAGTTGTTTAATATATTGTCGGGCCTTTCCCATTTGCCGCTTTCATCGTGTACAAGCAGCTTAAGCTTTTCTCCGTCGTATGAGTTATCGCCAGTGTTTTTCCAGTCGATCGTAGTATCTAACCCCTCTAGTTGTTCTTTTTGTTGATTAGATTGTATTGATTTTCTGGTAAGCTTTGAAGCCGGTACCCTGTAGGCAAGTTCTGTTTTTGGCCTATCCATACCGTCTTGTATTGGTTTAAAGAAAAAGGGGTAATTAACTGATATTGGTACGACCTTGTCGGTAAACATTTTTTTAGCGTCTGCCCCTGATTTTGATAAAATACCGAATCTTGAATCGCTAGAAATGGTCGCTTGATTAATAGTTTCTCCTGATGCCATAAATGAAAATCCAGACCGTCTATTTTTGAGGTAGCACATTCCATAACATCTTCTGTCTGCCTTGCAAGCTTCCCAGAATATAAAGAATAATCTGTTTGCTTCCCTGTAGTCTGGTTTCCCAATATCAATTTTGGTCCATTGCAAGTACATATAGTGAGTACCAGTAATGTAAGTAGCCATACCCTTATTATAGAACCAATAGCCTTCTTCTCTTTTTCTGAACTCGTCGTCAATATATGATTCCCACTTTTCTTTAAATTCATTTGGATATGTTTTCCAGTCAAATATGTTTTTTATGTTTTTAAGCTCTTTGGGGTATTCTTTTACTTCCCACTTGTTGTTACCCTTAATAATATTTTTGGGTTGCTTAGGAAGCGCTATTTTTAATCCCTGTATTTCATATACCTGTCCTATTTGGCCAGTTGTGCTTATAACTACTAAATCGTGCTCTTTGTTATATCCATAAGACCACTTTTTAGATTTATTTAACCTACTTATTGTTGAGTTTTTTATAGGCTCAACTATTTTATATAAATTTTGCTGGTACATTATTTAGATCTTCTTTCAGCAAAGCCCTTAAAAGCTTTTGTTTTATCTTCTTTAGGCTTATTATCCAGCACGGCTTGCTCTTCCTCTATTCTTGTTAGTATTTCAAAGGCATCGAAGATAGCCAACTTTTTAGTGGCTGCCGCATTTTTTAATCGATCAGCAGATACGTCGTCTTCGGTATTTGTTATTATTTTTTCTTCTGCAACCTTTATAAGCTCGTCAACTGCTCTGCGTCCAGCTTGGATTATACTCCTCTTCGTTTCCTTGGTATTCATATTCTAATAAAATTAAATTATTTGGAACCCTATAGAGTCTTTCTTTTTCTATAAAAAACTCATACTCTGTTCCCGGTTTAAACCCCACTAAAGAATTTTTTTTAAAAGACCCGTCAGAGTATTTTACGATACCAACTCCTGGCTTTTCAAAATTAATAGAAAACATTTTGGTTTCTTTTATCGGTTTTATAAAAGAGTACCCTGCCACTGCATTCCATTTGCTTTTATTTTTATAAGCATATATTTGATCAGGCGCTACTAGGTATTTATTGTCGGCATAATAGCTTTTGCTATTTTTTTCTTTTCCTCTCACATCATAAAATCTTCTAAATACGTTGTGATTAACAATTACTTCGTCGCAGACTTTTATATTTGTTTTAAAAGCAAGAGGAACAGATTTTACAATTCCTAGCCTACTTACATACCTATGGTTTTGCAATTCCGTGTTAAGCACTAGCTCTGATTTGCCTATTTTTTTTACGGAGGTAGATCTTCCTGTTTTAGGCTCGATTATAAAATTAAAAATACTATTCATTAGTACTCTAAATCATATTCTATTGCGATAGCCATGTTTTTATTGAAATCCTTCCACGGCAAAACTTCATTATTTTTTTTAATATATATTGAATACTTGTCTTCTTCTTCAATTATATTTTCTATAACGTGACCCCCGTACACTTCTTGCCCTACGGCATAATGCATTGCGTCATTTTTATAGTCTCTGCCTATGCTTATCTTTCTAACTAGACTCATTTTTGGAAATTTCCCCCGTATTAATATCTACGGTAATGTTACCATATTTTTCTTTAAGCCCAGCTTGCAACTTTTCTAGCTCACTTTGCACATTAAATATGCTTTTTAAAACTTGCTGCTTTTCTACGCATAGTTCACCTAATTTTAGTTGGTGACTATTATAACTTTTAACTAAAGTCTGTAGCTTGGTTAGCTTTTCTTTTTTAATTTTTTTCATTTAATTTAATTTACATTTATATAATTACTCTTCTTCTTCGTTATTTACAGGCGGATCTGGAACCAGGTTGTCTGTGTTTCTTGGCCAACCGTAAAACTGCGATGCGGATTTGTCACCTGGAAATACTTGGTATTGACCAAAATCTATAACATCTGTTGTCATAATGTCATATGCCCAGCCAGGATAATATACCGCTGGAGTTATCAGGTTTCCGTCAGAATCACAGGTTGGTTTTATTTCTATTATTTTACCAATATTAACAACTGACTGAGTTCCGTTAGTGTACTGCATAGTAGTAACACCTTCTTCAGTTACTTCTTTCCAAACACCTTCTCTTTCTAGCCATACTTTACCTTCAAGCTCGTTGTCAAAAACCGTTTTATATATATACATAATTTAAGATGTTAAGCAAATTAGTTCCGCATCTGTTAAAGCCTCTTTAAATACTGCAACAGATTTTACTTTGCCGAAAAATTGTGTGTCGTTAGAATTAGCCCTATCAAAAGACAATGCAGTTAAAGTGCTACTAAAAGAACCGCTAGTCACTGAACCTACTTTAACACCATCAACAAATAAAGCAAAATCATTTTCTTTATATCTATAAGCAATTTTTGAGAATTGTGTAATATCTGTAGCAGAAAAGAAAATTTGTCCAATATTTACATTAGATGAGCGATAAAATGCGTTTATGGCATTAGAGGCGTTTCTGTATTGAATTGTAACTCTATCGGTATTGTTGCCAGAAGTCAAAGAAATTGACCTAGATGTAGTATCATTTGCCAACGCTGCTATCTCTACATATAAAACCCCCTCTGTTGAGCTTATAAGGCTTGAATCTCCGCTGCTGTTTGCCTCTTCTTTGTTACGGGTCATAGTGCTTCCGCTTGTGGGGATATGTGAGGTTGGAAAAGATTGCTCTTCTGATTGCATACCCCAAAGTAAAATTGATTGTGTTCCGTTTCTTGGAATTGACGTTTGATTAGAATCGCTGCAAATATTAAACAAACACGCGCCGACTAGGTCTGTAGTTGTATTCATTGTTACTGAACACCTATACCAACCATTACCGTAATCTTCCATACTAGATTGTGTGGTTCCGGATTTTGTGCCATTAGCTAAATTGAAAAATGCCGCGCGACCATTATCAAAGCCCGTCATGTTGATCCTTAAAACATTCGCGCCGTCTTTTTTTGCGAAAACTGAAATTGTGGAATCCGTTGCGGAAGTCAAATTTGTTGAAAAAAAGTTTATTGCAACGCTACCACTTGAACCGTCGTTGTTGTCAATTAATTTTTGCGCGGCGTTAGTTCCATCGGGCGCGGTGCCTTGATTTGCACTCAAAACAGCACCAGTTAAACTTGGATTACTACTGCCTTGAAAAATATCACCTTGAGAAAAATCGTTTGAATATGTAGCTTTATTTATTGTGGCTGGTTCGAGTAGCCAATAACCACACGAACCTCCTAAGTAGTTTATTCTAGGTATATTAGAGTCAACAAATTCTATAATTCCGCTTGAATTGTAGCGCGTTGCAGCAGTTGCTCTTGTAAAATCAAAATCGCCGTCCGTTACTTTTTTAAGACTAACGTTATCGATAACAGCACTCGCGCTAAATGTTTTTACACTAATAAAAAATTCATCACCACCGGTAGAATCAGTTCTAGCAAAAACAGTGTGAGTACCAACAGAAGATGGCAAGTCTACTCTTAAACAAGTTCCTCCTCTTGTTGTAAACAAAACATTATTGCCAGAGCTTGAAATAACATCATAAGTTATTTTATAATTTTTGTTAGTCTCTAATCCTGATTCAATTTGTCTAACGGCCGCGCTAGCGTTTGGTAAATTTGCTGTTCCACCACTTATTGTAGCGTTACTGAATTTTGTCCAATTTGTGTCAGTTGCAAAATCGCCGTTTGTAATTAACTCATTACTAAAAGTTTGAACGGGTTTAACGCTGTGAAGTGTGCCGTCACTGTAAGCCGTAGGGGTTAGTAAGATACTTGCTTTTTCTAATAAATTACTCATGAAGTACAGTTTTGAAGATTAGTAATTGTAGCTGAAGTACAGTTTACGTTTTCAAAAAATGTAGCTCTAACTCTTAGTTTATCTATAATTACGCCAGATATGTCTTTACCTGTCATCGCTGCAACATATGATATACCCTGCGACGGAGATGAACCTATTATTCCTATTCCTGGCATTTTATTATTTTTTTATAATTTGTTTTGTTTTTTCCCAACTGCGCCCTACAAAATAAGCGCCATATACCGTTACTAGTAATGTTTGAAATATTGGTATATATTCTTCGGCTATTTTAAACTGACCTATGTTGCCATCAAAAAAAGCACAAGCGGTGAATATAACTGTTAAGTATATAAGCACCATTGGTCTTATATTTTTAGAAAGCTTTGAGTCAGATGTCATATCTGCTTTCCATCTCTCAGTAACTTGCTCTTGAGCTTCTTTGTCTGCTTTTTCTAGTATCTCTGTTATTAATCTTTGAGCTTCTAGTTTTTCTTCTTTTGTGGTTGTTAAATTATCTAAAACCGCACCGACTTCTTTAATAACATTGCCGGTCAACCACTGCCATATTTTTTTCATTTATAAGGAAACATTTTATTTAATTTATTTTTTCTTTTATTGCAACCACAGTCTTTCCCCATTGCATTAGCGGTGGCTTCTACAATTTTTTTAATTCCAGTCGCTTTTGTGATTTTTTCTATAGAATCACCTAGTCCTTTTGATTTCATTTTATTAACATTTCCATCTGCGTCTTGCTGCGCAGATTCTTTTTTCTGGTGTTTTACTGCAATTGATACCGTGCATTTTCATTTGACCTTTTGATCTAGCACAATACGAAGTTCTTCTTTTACCTCCGCCTGGTTGTGGCGCTTTTAAATTACCGCCTGTTTCTTTATTATAAGCTTTTCTGCCTGCGGCCGTCATTCCCGCCCCTTCTTTAGCTTTTAAAAAATGTCTTCCTTTTCCAGTTGTAGTTTTGCGAAGTTTTTTGGCTATAGAGCTTTTAGGTTCTTGCATATATGCCATAGCGTTACTTTTTTAACATTTTACTTCCGTACCCACTCATTTTAAAAGCACCTTTCATTTTTAGCATACTAGGCTTTTGATATTTCATATTACCAGCAGCTTTAGCATTTTGTCTTTTTTTATCATTTTCGGCTTTTTTAGCTGCCTCAACTGCTGCTGCATCATTTTGCTTTTTATTAGCCTTGGCAGTATCTTCGGCAGTGGTACGTTTATTAAAAAGATCTTGTTGCTCTTTGGGGGACAGGTCTGTCATGCCCATTTTTCTACCCGACTGAGGATCCACAAAACTACCCTTCACCATGCCTGTTCTACCCGTTGTAATACCCTGCTCATTTGCTTTTCTTTGAGTTTCGTTTAGTTTTTGCTGTGCTTTAAAACTTCTTGCAGACTCTTGGGTTTTAATAGCTCTGCCAAATTGTCTTTTATTTTTTATTTTACTAAATTCCGTGCTGTATTCATTAATACCCAAAGCTTCCGCTCTTTCTTTATTTGACATTGAGTCATAAGCTTTTCTTGCAAGTTTACCAGCTTTTCTGTCGCCCTGCAGCATACCTCTAGTTTTTAGCCTTTGCCCATAACTAGAAATAGCGTCAGCCTTGTCATACATATATAGGTTAGCTTTTTCTCCGGGTTTTATTTGGTCGGGTGTGCCGTCGGTGCCCTCTTTATCACACCTACAAGATTTACCGTCTGCAGACTTTATTTTTTTCTCGCCAGCGCCGCAGTCTATTTCGGTGCAAGGATCAAAATCAGGTCCGGCATCTCCGCAAGAATACCCTTTGCAGTCTCCTCCTACGGTTGAATTTTTTCCCGTTGGGCCGCCAGGGCAACATCTTCTAAATTTAGTTACTCCTGCACTAGGCGTTCCTTTGCTACTAGTGCCTGCTTCTCCGCTTGTCCCCTCGATAACTGTATCTGGAGACTGCATTACCGCATCTGGAATTTCTTCGTTAAAAACTGTAGTGTCATCGGTTACTTGCTTCATCGGAGAACACTTACCACTTCTTGCGGCAGCCACTCTTTGTGTTATAGGTTTGTTGTACATATTAGTTATCTGTTGTAGGTGTAGTTTCTTCGTTTATTAAAGCGTCGTCTTCAGAATCATCTATTGTTGTGTCTTCTGTATTATCTGCAGGCGGATCTTCTTTAGGTGGTGTATAAGGCTGAGCCGCGGTAGTTCCGGACTTTTCATCCATACCAGCGCCCATTGCTTGACCGTAATCCATAAATTTTTTACCGACTTGTCCGGCGCCCTCTATTAATATAGCGTTAGCCTTATACGGCGAGCTTTTTGCTTTTTGCGTTATTGGTATACATTTTCCCATATCTGTTGTTTAAGTTTTTCCGTAGGCTTCCGCCTCCCATTCAAAATTACCACCTTCCTGGTCGCTTTCCCCAGTTTTCATGTTCACTAAAGAGCCCCCCATTCTTTTATATACGCGAGACGGCGATTTTGTATCTTTTTTCCAAGTTACAATTTCATTTGTATAATCTAAGCGGCCTTGAGACATTTGATCGTGATGTACGTTTTCGTGTTTAACGGCCTCTTTCTTTTTTTGCATTGAAGCATCTTTATCCACAAAAGTAGAGCCATCTCTATTGGCTTCAGCTAAAATACCTTTATCTAATTTTTTTTCAAAAACCGGTGTATCGTACGTAGAGAGCTCTTCATTAATACCAAAAATCTCTCCTTTTGATTTTAGATTAAAAGACATATTTTATTTTTTCATACAGTGCTTCTTTGCAGGAGCTGGTTTTTTGTAATAAGCTTTTGCCATTGATTTTTTGCAATCTGGGCACGAGCTTTTTTTCTTGCCACAAGTAGGGCAGTCTTTTTTAGGCTGCATGGCTATATGCCCGCTGGCTGAAATTATAGGCCCACCCGTGCCGTCTGCTTTTAAGGTTACCTCCTGATTGGGCGGGAACTTAACTCCACCTCTGGCTGATTGCACTCTTACTGTTATTGGCTGTGGTGTTTTCATGTCCATTATTTTTTACCCTTTAAAGCCTTACCAACTTTTGTCTTTTTTGTTTCTTCTTTTCTATCAAGACGCTTTTTCATATTAGCCGCTCTTCTTTCTTGCTTTTGCGCTCTTAAATCTTGTCTTACGGTTTTTCTTTCTATTTTGGCAGCTTGGGCATTTTTTTTACGCTGTCTGTTTTTATACTTAGCTTCTTCTAAGCGCATTTGCTCTTCGCTTTTAAATTTACCGGAGTCAGCTTGCATTGTAACTTTTTTCTTTGGCTTTACTTGCTGCTTTTTTATTTCGCTTTTTACCGCCATCATTTTTTTCTCTTTAGTAGCAAGCGGCTCCATAAGTAGTTTCGCATCGCCCTGCCGCGTTTGTTTAGCTGCGGATTCTGGCACCGCTAAAATTTTTGCCTTTAAAGCTTCAGGTAAGTTTTTTTGATTTCCTATCAACGCTTTTAAAGCCATTGATTTTGGGGCTTGTTTATATGCCATTTCTTTTATTTTAAGTTAGTTATTATCTGTCTTTGTCTTTAATCATATCATCTATAGCCTTATTATAGACTTTGTCTGTATACGATTTGTTATTATAAAATTTACTTCGTTCGCTTGTAGGCAGGTCTTCTTCTGCAAGCATTATTCTATATATTCTTTTTATGAGGTTTTGACATTTAAAAGATGTCTTATAAACTGCATACTTAGAAGTTGTTCTGTTCCGTTCTTTAAAAACATTTATCCAGCCCTCTCTTCTTAGTCTTTCCCATCTGTTTTTATCCCATGAATATGTATACTGCCCTTGTATAAAATCATTACGTGTAAAAAGTTTTTTGCAATCTAAATATATAAGGAGCTCTAGGTCTGCGTCTTTTAAGCCGTATGTCTTACATGCCCACTTTCTAATAAGCCTGTAATATTTTAAAAGATTTATTTCTTTTAAATACCCACCATCTAACTTCATTCAACAATAACAATGTCGCTGATTTTTATAACGTAATACAGCTTGTCTTCATGCTCTATGCCGTGCCCCGCATGCTTATCGTATCTTACTACATCATCTATTTTTACGACGGGCACTTGGTCACCCACACTTATAACTTTGCCTTTTAAATATCTTACTTCTTTATTTTGGCTTTCAGTAAGCTCTAACCCC